TAAAAGTTATTGAGTGGCTTGAATCTATAGGTGTTAAAAATCCAGATATAAACAGCGTTGATATTAGCGTGGTAGATGAATGATGACACCAGCAAAACGAGCCAAACAACTTGGCGCTAAATCACTAAAGCAAATAGCAGATGCATGGGGTTGTGATGTAAGCAACCTGCATCATAAGTTTAAAGCAAAGCCTAGGCATTTCGATATTATTGTTTTAGGTGTAGTTAAGTTAATGGAGGTGGAAAAATGCAATTAACAGATAAAAAACTAAAGATAAAATCAAAAGAAGTTAATCATGGTGATGATGTATCTTCAATTGTTGATGATATGTTTATTCTTATGGATAAATCAAAAGGTATTGGTTTGGCAGCCAATCAGGTTGGGCTTGATATTCGAGTTATTGTGGTTGATGTAAAAGGTTTTCGCACTGAAATAATCAACCCTGTGATAACCAGAAAATCAAGAAAGATTAAGCTTAGTAATGAGGGTTGCTTGTCATTTCCTAATCGCACAGCAAAAATAAAGCGTGACGATGCAGTTACTGTAACTGGGTTTGATAGAAACTGGAATCCAATCAAGAAGAATTGCAGAGGCTTGCTGTCATATTGTATTCAGCACGAAATAGATCACCTTGATGGGATCACAATTCTTTAAAATCAGCCCCAAATAATGGGGCTTTTTCTTATCTAAAATACTGCTATAATCAACTATACCGAGGCAGTGCCCGTAAATAGAGGATTTGAGTCAGTGACCAAAGCCAAATTAACAGATAAACAAGAGTTTTTTTGCAGAGAGTATTTAGTAGATTTAAATGCAACTCAGGCAGCTATTCGTGCTGGGTATAGTGAAAAAACAGCTCAAGCAATAGGTGCTGAAAACCTATCAAAACCTTTGATACAGCAAAGGATACAGACATTAAAGAATGAGCGCTCTCAGTTAATTAAAACCGACTCAGAATACGTTCTAAGGCGTTTACGTGAAATAGACGAGCTAGACGTTATTGACATAATGGATGACTCCATGATGACGTTTAAGCCGCTTAGTGAGTGGCCTAAGTCTTGGCGTATTTCAATTAGTGGCATTGATATTCAAACGATCATTTCTGGTAATGGCGATGATGAGCCTATCGAAAAGCTTGTTCGTAAAATCAAATGGCCTGATAAAACTAAAAACCTTGAGCTTATCGGTCGTCATGTTGGCGTTAAAGCTTGGGATAAAGAAGAGCAAACCACTAACGTCACAAATAACATCATGCCCGTGCCTGTAGCTGATAGCGTTGAGAGCTGGGAAGAAGCCGCGCAAAAGAATCAAGAAGCCTTATTGAAACATGAGTAGTTACAATGCTGTTGTAAGTCCTTTGCCGGGTAGCCAATCCTTGGCCCTATCATGCCCTTGCAATGAGATTCTATATGAAGGGACCCGAGGGCCCGGTAAAACAGCCGCTCAATTGATGCGCTTTCGCCGCTTAGTTGGTCTTGGTTACGGGGCGTTCTGGCGTGGTGTTATATTTGACATTGAGTATAAAAACTTAGCTGACATTATTAGTCAGTCAAAGAAGCTATTCAGAAAGTTCAATGATGGGGCTAAATTCCTATCAAGCCCAAGTGATCTGAAATGGGTTTGGCCCACTGGTGAAGAATTAATGTTTCGCTATGAGAAGAATGCTGATGGTTATTGGAATTATCACGGACAGGAATACCCATTCGTCGGTCATAACGAATTAACCAAGCGTGCAGACTCCGAGTTTTACGAGTCCATGTTTTCTTGTATGCGGTCATCATTTAGGCCCGAAGATTACCCGCTACCAGACGGCAAATTATTACCACCAATACCGCTTGAATGCTTTAGCACTACAAATCCATTTGGTGTTGGCCATACTTGGGTAAAGAAACGATTTATTGATCCGGTCCCGCGCGGCGTGATAAACACTCAAGAAATGACAACCTTTAATCCGCAAACAGAGCAAGACGAGGTTGTTAAAATTACTCGAGTGGCTATTCATGGCTCATGGCGAGAAAATAAATTTCTGGACCCGACTTACATTGCATTCTTGATGAGCATTAAGGACCCTAACAAACGCAAAGCTTGGGTTAATGGTGATTGGTCCGTCACTTCCGGTGGTAGATTCGATCACCTTTGGAAAGAGCCTGTGCATGTTATCAAGCCATTTAAAATCCCTGCAAGCTGGCATATTGATAGGTCCCACGACTGGGGCGAGTCAAAGCCGTTTAGTAATTTATGGTTTGCAGAGGCGGATGGTAAGCCTTGCGAGATTGACGGTAAATTCACTAAATACCCAGCAGGGACCCTATTTGTAATTGGTGAGTTTTACGGTTGCGAACCAGAGCAGCACAATACTGGCCTTAAAATGTCAGCATCTAACGTTGCCAAGGTTGTTAAGCAAATAGATGAATGTATTCTTGATGGTGATAAAGCGGGACCTAAAAAGGTTGGTGAGATAAATTACATTGCTGGCATAGGCTCTAACCATAAAAGGGTTTTAGCAGGTCCTGCTGATAACGCTATATTCAACAAGGATGACGAGCAAGTAAGTATTGCCTCAAAAATGGAAAATCAAAATGTTAGCTGGACCGAATCTGATAAATCACCGGGCAGTCGAATTGCAGGTGCCGCTTTATTATGCGAAATGCTTGAGGCTGCTTTGGAGGGCTTTGATAGTGAGTCAGGCATGCCAGAAAGGCCCGCAATTTATTTCTTTAACAACGTGCGTGGAATTATATCTCGATTCCCTGTATTGAGTCGTGACAGCAAAAAGCCTGATGATGTTGATACAGAGCAAGAGGACCATGATTACGATGCGCTTAGGTACCGAGCGACTAAGATTGTTAAAAAGCCACTATCTCGCGGAATGCAATTTACATAAAAGGTGAAATTATGACTGAAAGCAAAATGTTTAAAAGTATATCAATGTCAGATGATTTAGTTTCTGATTGGTTTCTGGCTGAGGGGAAGAGATTAAACTCCAGCGGAGGCGTTCTGTTCTATATTAATGGAGTGCTAACACGCGGTGTGTGCTCAGTTAACGAAAGGGATAAAACATATGTCGCTGAATTTATTAGTCTAGATGACGGTGTTTGGTATGAGAGAAGAGGTTTTTGTGAGCTTGTTGTTATGACTCATGGTACTGATGACCACGGAAATTGTACTATAGGTGGTGGCAAGGAAATACTTAGATTAAAAGGCGATCGTATGAATTCATAACTGGTCATACCACCTTGCTTTGTTTTGTGTGCTATTGTGGTAGTGAGTTCAATTAATTGGAGTATTAGTAATGAATCCTTTGCTGTTAAATGGTTTTGAGGATATGAGTGCTGATGATGTTATTGCCCATATAAAAGAAGATTACATTAAGGGTGAAAAAGGCGAGCTTGAAAATATAGCAAAAATTGATGGTTTTGATTTACTTATTGCCTACGAAAGTGTTGGTGATTGGGGTTGTGATTCATCATCTTTCTTTTTGTTTAAAAGGAAATGTGACGGTGTACTTTTTGAGAATCACGCTTCACATTGTTCTTGTTATGGTTTTGAGGGTCAGTTTGAACCTGAAGAAACCACGGTAGAATACTTGAAAAGCGATAGGTTTTTATTTTTTACTGGTGGCTATGACGATGACAGTGAAAAGAATGAAAAGCTTGTAAATAACTTTATAGCTAAAATGTAAAAACCAACCATGCTATACTAAGCCTAGTTTAATCACTGGGCTTTTTTATGGCTGATTCATACCTAGAAAAACAAAACAAGCATCAAGTTTATTTATCTCGCTTAGCTGGCGGTATTTTAAAAGATGATGTTTATCCTGCTATTAATTCAGCTTATAGGGCGGCTAGGTTGGCTATTGCTGATTACGGTGATATCAACTCACTTCAAGACTTAAATAGAGTTAACCGCGCTGTTACGCAAGCTATCAATGAGCAACTAGAAGAAGGCTTTACAGCTGCCACCACAAGTATGAGCGCAATAGCAGTTAATGAGGCTACATATCAAGCTGCTGCACTTGGCGTAATGTCCGATACTGTTTTAAGCGTGCCTAGTGAATCAAAGATAAATAAATACGTCCGTGAATCAATAATGACACTTGAGTCAGGTAAGCGCACTAATGCGGCTGTTTGGGCTGACTATGTCAAAGGCTATGAAGATTCAATGTCTCGCCAATATAACGCGATTATTACAAGCGCTTATAGTGAGTCGCTAAACACCGGGCAAATGGAAACGCTAAATCAGCTCTCACAGCGTTTTCGTGCGTTGAATAATGATTTGCTCGCACGTGATGCAGAAACGCTTGTAAGGACTGGTGTGCAGCATTACGCGCAGCAAGCAAGTAATCTAATGGCTCAGGATAACTCGGATATTATTGATAGAGAGATTCCGGTTGTAACGTTCGATAGTCGAACAAGTGATATCTGCATTTCAATCAGTGCTAAGTATCCGAAAGGGTGGCCTGTTGGCAAATCGCCGATTGGTTACGCACCGTATCATTATGGCTGCCGCACGAGAATTGTTTACCTATTAAAAGGTCAAACCGAGCTAGATGGCACAAGAGCCTCTAAAGGTGCTGAAGGTGGTAAGCAGATTGATGCCAATACACATTTTGCTGTTTGGTTAATAACTCAACCTAAAAGCTTTGTTATTGATACGCTAGGAAAGAAAAGGGCGGATTTATTTTTATCTGGAAAATTAGGTCTTGCTAACCTAACCGATAAATACCTAAACCCGCTGCCTATTAGTGAATTGAAGTTGAAGAATTAGCCGCTATTGCGGCTTTTCTTTATTTCTAATCCAGATATGCTGTTTTCTAGCATCGCATCAACTATTATTTGAATACAGCATGAGTCAGCACTTAATGTGTTGTCGGTAATGAATTCTAACTGTTCTGCAATGTCATCATGCAACTCTTGCTCTGGTGTTTTTGGTTTTGATAATTCATCAAACTGATATTGGTAGTACTCATCCTTGATTGAAATAACATAATAACCTTTTGAGTCTGGCAATAATTTAACCGTACCGACACCATCGCTTGTTTGCACCTTATCACCAACCACAGGCCATTCATCCACACCCTCACACTCAGGCGGTAATGGGATGGTGATTTGTTTTCTGCTGCCATGCTTACTTGCGTCCTTTTCTTTTCTCCAAAAAGTTAGCTGCTTAGAGTTTGAAGGAAAGAAGCAGAAGTAGTTACTACTAATACCAACCTCTCCATCAAAATCGATTCCATTAACCTCAGCCAACTTAACAATAAACTCTGCATGCTCTTTGCTTTTAACTTCGCCGTAAGTGTTTGCTAGGTATTCGGCGGTGTTATTTCTTGCTGTGTGGTCGATATAATAATCATCGCTCCACTCACCTTTAAACTCACCATCAAGATGATAGGCGTGCCCATTTTCAAAGCATAAAACAATGTGATTGTGCATGGTGTATTTGATTATTGCTGGTAATTTCATTTCTCTATCTCCTAATTAATAATTTAAAAGCTGATTGATGTTGTTTGCTGATGTTGTTGGTGTAACTTGCCCGAGGTTCCAGACTCTCCACACCCAACTTTCGCCGTTTTGGTATAAATCCCACATAAAATAAGAATTGGTCGACATTTGCAAAATTATCTCGTTATCGTTAACAACTTCTTTAACCATAACTAGCAACTTTTGCATGCCACTTTTCTTTGTGCGGATAACTAAAACGTCACCCTTCTTTGGTTTTTCACTATCCAAGAAATTTAATTCATTTAACATTACTTCACTCCTAATTAATTTCCTAAACTATAACACCAATCTTTGGCCTAAGTGGTACGACCACTTAATGTGATTTTATGTGCTAGAGTGTTGGTAAGTTAATTAATGGAGTAGATAGATGAGTGATCTAAAGCAAGATTTATCGTTTGCTTTGTTGAATAATGGCGCAGCATTAATTTGCCGCTCAAAAAACAACGAAGATGATTTTAGTGTTGAGATTGGAATTCAAAACCATAAAGGTGAAAACGAATGGTTGGGAAGGCATCATGTAACATCTTATGATTTATATGCGACTAAAGACGAAGTTGTGGAGCAATTCGACATAACACAGCATGAGTTTAGCGATGAGATAGCAAATTTAGGCGCGATGGTGTCAGAGCGTGGCGATGTTATTGTTCGTGTTGGCTTTTCATGGATATTCTTTGACAAGAGAGACGGCATAGCAATAGCTAAGGCTTTAGGTGTAACAGCGGAGGATTTGAAATAATATTAAACAGGTGTATAATTGCAAGTAGCGGTGTGGAAGTCGCTTGAAGAATGTAGTTGGTCGAGGATATTTACACATGCGATTCTAGGGGTTTTACTCCAACAGCGTCGCCCCTCTTCCACCTTAGAGGATCGCAGTTGTAAGTATCCTTTTTTGTGTCTGAGTGCATAGCATCCCTAATTATGATTAGGTAGCGGCGAATAAGTTAAGATGATGATTCGTTTGATTCGAGAATAACCGCCAGACACAACCCCTTCAAGCACTCCCATAGATGAGAATCTAGCATCTCCCGCAAGCCGAAAGGTAACTGCTGCTTACAATTGATATTCAACACTGGTTAGTGTGTCGACTTTGAGACCGAGGATAAAGCGAGTTAACGTTGATAGTAATCACATAAGCCGAATTTAACAAATTCATTAAGGCGTGATGTATCGCAGCGACAACTGTAAAAACTGTTTCGCATATTGAGTAGCTAACATAACAGTAAAAGACCTTATTTGTTTGATGTATCAACTAAAGGTCTAATGATAACTATTGATTAAATAAAGGTGATGCATGAACAGAGATTATTATCGGAAAGCCAACGTGATAAATTGCAGTAAAATATACAGAGATAAGGTTCAATTTATGACGCTTGGTGAAATTAAAAAACTGCATGAAGAGCATGGTGTTTGCTACAAGTCGTTAAAACTTGATCAAGACACAATGATTTCAACCATAAACATAATCAATCAAAAAAACTAAATCTTAGTAAATTTGACCACTTCCACTGATAAAAGCTATACTGTACGCATCTAAACTACAGTGTGGCTTTTATGTCTAATATCACGATTCAATACGATCAAAAACTAGCTGCAATGCTGCCTGAAATTAAAAAGATACGCACTGTATTAAAGGGCGCGTCTTTTGTGAAAATGGAAGGGCAGACTCTTTTACCCTCACCTAATGAGGTAGATAAATCATCAAATCAAGCGCTAGCTCAGTACAAAAAATATAAAGCTGGCGCAGAGTTTGACGAATACACAAAGCAAACTCAAACATCAATGATTGGTAAGCTTAACCTTGATGACTTTACGCCTGAATTAGATTCAACTGTAGATTATCTTATTGATGACGCAGACGGCGACGGTCTTAGCTTAAAAGGCTTAACAGAGTCGCTGGCTAAAAACGCATTGGCTGTTAAATGGCATGTAGCTGCGGTTGATTATCGCGGCTTACAATCAGTGCCACTTGAATCAGCAAGTGTTGAAGATGCAGAAAGAGAAAATCCACGCGCTGTTATCAAGCAATACCCGCGTGAATCTGTAGTTATGGCTCATTTCTCAACTATTAACGGCGTAAAGCAATTAAGCTTTATCATGTTTCTTGAGTGTGGGATTAAATTCGACCCAGCAAACTTTGTTCAAACTGAGATTAAATCATACTTAATCTTGGCGCTGGATGAGAATGGCGAGTATTACCAGCAAAAGCTTGTCTATGGTGATAAAGATGAGTTGCAAGCTGATGGTGAAAGAGATTATCCGCTAGTCGGTGGTCAAAAGCTAAAATTCATTCCACTTGAGTTTGCTAGCGATTGTGAAATTGAATCAGAGTTACCGTGTGAATTAGGTTTCTTATCTCCCATCGCTGACATGTGCTTACATCGCTACAATGTGAGCGCTGATTACAAAGAAGCTTTGCGAAAGTTTGTGCCGACTACGGACGTTTTTGGCATGACGGAGCAGGACGTAGAATCTTTTGAGTCTATCAACGGTCGAGCTTACCGCGCTACAGGCCAAGTTAACTTATGGCCTAGTGAAAATATCCGCATTGAAACAACAAGCACAGACGGATCACTAGAATCATTTGAAAAGTACGATGAAAGCAGCAAGCAGAAGATTCGATCAATCGGCGGTGTTATCCCTGAATACTCACAAGGTGACACTAGTGCAACAGAAGCAATGATTAACGCATCAGAGCAAAACGCTGTACTCAATCCGCTTGTCTCTGGTATCGAGATTGCAGTTAAAAACTTAATCGCTTACTGCGCTATGTTTGAGGGTGCTGTATCGCCTGAATTAGTATCTCAGTATGCTAGTGATAATGTTACTTTTGATATGCCTAGAGACTTTGCGAAGGTTGCACCTAATACAGAGGCTGGTCGATTTGTACTTGAGATGGTTAATTCTCGCATCATGACCAAAGAGCAGGCGGTTAAAAAGCTTATCGCTTTAGGGTGGCATGAAGGCGAGTTCGAAACTCTATTCAATGAGATTGAATTAATAGAGCCTGAAATTACTCCAGAGCCTAGTTTGACCTAGTTGGTTAAATTGGCTAAAATTTGGTTAAATCGGTTAGCAGTGCTAACTTAATATAAACTCAACAAAGGCAGTGCCATAAATGAGTGACTTAACAAAAGAGCAGTACGAACAATTACCTGATTTTGTACGTGATGATTACACAGAAGTTGACGGTGTATACAAGCACGCAGGTATGATGAAAGTTAAAGGTACTCTGAATGATTTAGATAGTCGTTTAAAGTCTAAAGATACAGAGTTTAACGAGCTAAGCGAGCGATTAAATCAGTTTGAGCAGCAAAAGGCTCAGGAAATTGAACAGGCTCGCAAAGATGCGTTAGAGCAAGCCAAAAGCAAAGGTGAAGTAGAGAGCATTGAGCAGCTTTACCAAGAGCAAATGGCAGATTTAGAAAAGCGCACAGAGCAGCGCGTACGCTCAGAAGTAGAGCAAGAATACACGCTGAAAGAAGTTAACAACAAGGCGCAAATTGAATTAACAGAATTAGTGCATGGATTAAAGCCTAAAGATGACTTTGCCAAGCGACTAATTCAAGACCATCTTAAAAACCGACAAAAGGTTGAAGATGGGAAAATTATTTATCTTAATGAAGATGGCAGTGCCTCAAGTTTAGATAAGGCCGGTTTACTCAAAGAGCTACAAGAAAGCCCTATGTTTAAACCATTAACAAGCTACACGCCACCATCACAAGGCGGTGGTAATATGAACGGAACCAATGGCGGCAGTGCTCCAACTGGTACACCAAAAACTTTAGAAGAGTGCAAAGGCGATCGAAAGCTCGAAGCTCTTTATTTTAATAGTCAATTACAAGGGTAATTATTATGTCTTTAGTAGATATGAAAGTTTTTAATACTCAGTTGCAAACTGCGATCATTAAAAAACTTAACCAAAAAACAGACCTGTTCACTCAGGCATCTGGCATCGCTTTAGTTAATGAAGCAATGATGGGTGATTTTAAAGAAGAAGCTATCTGGGAAAATGTTTCTCAAGCTTTACGTGATGTTGATGCTTATGCTGCTCAAGCTGCTGTAGCTGCAACTGGCTTGTCTCAAGATCAAATTAACTCAGTTAAAACGATGAAAGCTTTTGGCCCTATCACATGGGAGCCAAATCAGCTTACATGGATTGGTAAGAATCCGGGTGAAGCGCTTAGCGTTATCTCTGAATCTCTATCTATGGCTGTAATGCAAGACCAAGTCAACAAAGCCATCGGCGTTTTGGTTGCTGCTCTTGGTAATGAAGCAAGTGCAAACCTAGACGTTTCGGCTTTAGCTGGTGATTTAGGTGCTGTAACTCAGCTAACGCTAAACCGTACTCATGCGCTGTTTGGTGATGCTTCGCAAATGCTTGAAACTCAAGTTATGACTGGCGCAACTGTCCATAAGCTTTACGGTCAAGCGATTGAAAACGGCAATCAGCTATTCCGCGAAGGTACAGTTCGCGTTGTTGATATCCTTGGCAAGCGTACAGTTGTAACTGACAGCCCTGCACTAACTGCTGGTAGCTTAGAGCGTGTACTATGCTTACAACCAATGGCTGCTGTAATCGCATCAAACAACGACTTCCGAAGCGTTATTGATGAGACTGCTGGTAATGGTCAAACGCGACTACAAACAACTTACCAAGCAGAATACACAGAGAATGTTTCTGTAAAAGGTTATAGCTGGGACACTACAGTTAAATCACCTGTTAAGGCAGAGCTTGAAACAGGATCTAACTGGTCTCTTGTTATGCCACTAAAACAATCTGCTGGTGTAATGCTTATTGCAGATCCAGCTAAAGGAGTTTACTAATGGCTATCGCATACGTTGAGCATCCAATCACTCAAGAAGAAAAGGCTAAATATCGTAAAGACTTTGATAAAGTGATCGATATTAAATTCAAGCCAGAAAAGCTAGCAGAAGGCGATAAGGTTTTTGAAAAACCAAAAGCCAAATCAGCTAAGTAAGGCTAATCAAAACTAGATAAACAAAAGGCCGCTAAACAATGCGGTCTTTTTTATGAGGTGAATAAAATGTCTATTAGAAATGAATTACTGAAAAATATAGTTATTGCATCTGGCGGCACTGTAACTGGCGGTACCATCAACGAGCTACTTCAAGACTGGCTTGATGCCTTATCGCAGTAGCAGCGTAAATTACAGAGGAATATTTCATGAGCATTAGAAATGATTTACTAGAGAAGATATTAACCGCTATAAATGGCGGAGCAGAAGCGGCCGGCACTGGCTGGGCTAAATATAGTGATACTCAATACACTAGCGCATCACCACTTACAATCACAGAGGGCAACACTGCTGTTATCACAAACAACGCAGTAAACTCAATAACGACACATTTACCAGCAGGTGTCACCGCGCTTTACGACCCTGTTACCAACAAGATAACACCAGAAAACTCTGGCGACTCTTATATGATTAGAGTTGATTTCACTGCGTTTAGCAGCTCACAGTCAGGACTTGCAACTCTGGAGCTTGATATAGGCGCACCACAAAATGAAATCTTGCGCAGAGGGTTTACATTCCCTAAAGGTGCTGGCTTATCAAATGCTATTGAGGTATCAACATCGTCATTGATATACACGCTTGATACATTTATTGCTAATGGCGGCTCACTTGAGTTAAGGAGTGACGTTGGTAATACTAGTATTTTTGATATAGGTTTGGTGATTAGCAGAATACATAAGGCATAACAAAAACCCCTCATTGTGAGGGGTTTGTTTTATAGGCTTGTAAACACACTTGGATTTTTACACTGAGTAACTCTAACCCGCTTTAATCACTTAGTGTCATTGTTGTACTCATGCACGGTTTTCCACCACGGCTTGTAACTATTACTAGCTCTATCCAGTGGTAAACTTGTCATTGCCCTGCTAGTCTGCGTCCAGCTTAAATCTGTCATCTCATTCATAATAAACCTAACTCCTCTGCTTTTTCTTCAAAACCTGTTTCATACCCACGCTCATTTGCTTGGCGCGTTGCTATAACTGCTATAAGCAAGTATCTAGCTTGTAATTCTTCATCACTCATGGTTTAACCTCTTTTTAACTCTGAATGCTCACAGTTTCTACACATAAATAAATCAGGCTCGTTAGGCAGAGGCTGATACATATCATGGTCTGATTCACTTTTACAATAAGCGCTGTATGAATAAACTACACTAGTTGTAAAATCAAACTCCTTGCCACAACTGCTACAATCCTGAGAATGGATATCGCCTTCATCATACCCATAACCATCATCATGGTTTATTTCTTGCCATTCGCCACAATAAGGGCATTTAATGTCACTCATCTTCACCACTCCATAAATCAACATTCATTTTAAACATAACCCAACCACAAACAGCAGCCAAGGCAATACAACCTAAACTAGCCAATAATAAATTAACAAACATCACCAAATCCTTCTTCAATTTCATCAACAACAAGCAAGGCGATTAAAGCAATAACACCATAGCCGATACTTGTAACAGCTTCATTCATTCCAACGCCTGATACATGCCATGCAAAGCTAGGTGAAAGCATGACAAGTAAAGCGCATAGGTAAGCTAGTGATTTAATCATCTGTTTATCACTCCATTTAATTTGTTATACTCAGTATACACATAAAATCTGTTTATGTGGTCTGACCAGTAGTTAAGCTATTTAGGTTATAATTAAGCCTTATTTAGCTATTGGATTTTTTATCATGATAGAAGGATTAATTGAATGTCTACTACCCAAGGCAAGCGAACTGGCAAAAAATCTAGTTCAACCTCACGCAAACGTAAGTAACTTTTTACTAGCTTTATACCTAATCACTAATGCAAGGACGAGCCTTTTAGGTTTGTCCTTTTTTATTGCTGAGGTACTTGGTTTAACTTATGGTCTAGGTCTTTACACTGCTGAGCATCATATTTACATCGGCTCAGCGATAATTACAGGATATTTTGCTAAACTACAGTTAACTAAATCAAGGAGTTTGAGTATTGGTTTCTGGTGCTTGGCTCTAATTTGTCTTTATGGATATGCGGCTTATGATGCGGGACACTTTCCTGATACTGAAACATGTTTTTACATTGCTTACCCAAGTATTCTGTTGTGTATTCATGTTTGCATCATTCTTTCGTTTTATAACATTAGACCAATATTTAACAATGTGGTCGATAAGCTTTGCGCTTTTTGGCGTATGCTACATAGTAATTACACTGTTAAGTATTTTTGCTATACTCTTTCGTATAGATTTAAACCAAGAGCAGAGAGATGGAATCGGTAGACCCAATAGGCGCGTTGCTAGAAATTCACAAAAGCCAGATGAAGCAGAATGAGGAGCATAATCAGAAGGTTTATGAATTTCACAAAGAGCAAAACGAAATCAATAAACAGACGGCTGAGGCTTTTCAGAAGTTAGCTCACCAAATAGAGCGAAGCAATGACAGGCACGATGTTAACGATAATCGTATTTTAGACCTTGAAAACTATGTTGATTACTCCAAGCCAATTGTTGACAGATCTAACTGGATTCAATCGGCCTTTTCTGATTTTGCAAAGAAGGTGCTTTTACCTGCAATTGTAATAGGCGCGCTTGCTGCTGCTGGTTTAAACTTAATTCCAAGCTCTAACAATGAAGCTCAAAAACAGGAGCAAAAGAAATGATCACAGTTGGCACAAACTCATATTTAACAGTGGCAGAATTTAAAGCTAACTGCGATTTATTCGGCTATGACTATTCGACAAGAACAGATCCAGAAATTGAGCAAGCTTTAACCTCAAGCGCATTACTCTATATCGATCCAACTTTTACATTCAAAGGCGAAAAGCTAGATGAAAATCAAGCCATGGACTTACCAACCGATGAAGTCGCAATTGCCGACATTGCCAAAGGAGCGACACAAGCGGCGTGGCAGCAATTAACAGGTTATCTATTTGTTGATCCAACTCTGCAATCAGTTAATGGTAAAGTAACTAGCGAGTCTAAATCAGTTGGCTCATTAAGCAAGTCGGTTGATTATGAAGAAGGCACAGCATTAACTACGACTTATAGCACCGTGTTAATTCGCAATCTTTTAAAACCTTACCTTGGCTATAACACTGGCGGATTGCCTAATGTGAGAGTTTTATAATGGCTACTTTCAAGAAAGAGTTTCAAGATTTGACTGTAGAGTTAATCAGTGATGAATTTGCTGATTTTCGTGTTGCATTCAGAGTGTTTAAAGATTCTGACGAATACGACCCGCGCACAGGGCAAACTGGAGTTGGTGAAAGCTACGATTTAGAAGCCATCCCGCTTGAGATTCAGGACGCAGAAAGAATCTTTGCCAATGCAACTAATGACAGTATTTACCTTGTTGCACTGAAAAACGGTTCGACTCAAGTTTTAGATTCATCATATCAAGCTGAGTTAGGCGGGAAAGGTTTAGCCATTGAAGCAGTTGACAATGATTCGGCTGACGCTGCTTGGTTTTTTAGGTTGGCTAGATAATGGCATGGCGCAACGAGAGAGCTTTAGATATTGGCGATTGGATACAATCAGAAGTCAACAAAGAGACTCGCATTGCGTCTATTAAGTTATTGCAGGGCGTTGTATTAAATACCGCTGTTGATACCGGTATATTGCGAGGTAGCTGGTTGGTTTCAGTTGAACAGCCAAATTACGCTTTACCACAAAACTTAGATAAAAGCGGTGGCGGCACGATTGCAACAGGTATCAATATCATCGGCACAGCTCAAGCAACAAGATACCCGACCATCTATTTGCAATCACGCTACCCTTACGCATATAGAATTATGGAAACAGGTTACTCAACTCAAACGCCACCGAAAGAGCTGAGTAAGCAGATTAAGCGTATTACTGATTTATAGGCTAACCATGGCAAGACTAGATTACATAGACTCATACCAAAAAACATTGTGGATTCATCTGCTGGATAATTTACCAACAGGCTATGTAATACGTGATGTTATCAACTCAGACCTTGATAAAACAAAAGCCATGACACCACCATATCTACAGCAATCCACTGTAGAAGTTGAGCGGGTTAATTCAAGCGCTGGTGGCGGCACTTCAAGGACAAGATTCATTCACACTATTAGCGTTTACGTTGATAAAGACGAGCGAGCACAAAAAGAAGCAATGCAAACAACTGTAAGAGAGCTTGTAAGCGCTTTTGAAAATACCATAGTCAATGGGTTATACTTATTGGAGGCAAGCCCCGAGAAAGTCGGAGACGAGCCAAATACCAATCTATATAGATACGACATAAACGTTAACGGATATTTCGAGGGGAATTAAAATGCCTACAACAGTAAACGACAGAAGCTTAAACGCAAACGATATTAGCGTTTACACTTCACTGCAAACAGATAAGGGTGCGGTTAATGCTAATCCAGTATTTAGCCAAGCTCGCCGATTATCTGGAAAACCTAAACGTACGACTGCCTACACTCAATCTGGTGAAATTAAAAACAACCAGCAAGGAAAGCAACAAATCCAAGATACAAAAACTTATCCAACCGAGCTAAGCACAGAAGCAACACAGCAAACTAAAGATTATTTGATTGCCGCGCTTCATGCTGAAACGGAAGATAACTCAATCACTGATGTTGATATTGCCGCTACTGCAACAGGCTTTACAGTACCCGGTCACACATTCGCAGTTGGTGATTTTGTTTTTGTTTCTGGCTTAGCTGAAACAGAAGATAACCGAGCTTATTATATCTCTGCCATTGTTGGTGATGATTTAACTACAAGCCCAGCTCCAAGCACCACAGAAGCGGCTGGAAACTCTATCACGGTTGCATCTATCAAGTCGTCTAGTGGTACGTCAAAATACTACTACACGATTCAAGAGCGAATGCTAGACCTATCAGCGGCGGCTAACGACACAAGTTATCGCACATATCTTGATTCACAAATCAACAGTATGACATTTGAAGTGCCTGAAACTGGTATCTGCACATCAACTGTTAGCCTTGTTAGTGAGCTACCAGTTAATGGTAATATTGCGGTGACAGGTCAAACAGACGCGCCAAACGATACATCAGACGTTGTAAGCGCAATCAACAATGTTGCTGGATTTTGGATTAATGGCGTTGATTCTAACTGTAGCGTTAAATCAATGACGCTTGAGATTAACAATAACCTCCAAGAAGATCGCAGTGCTGGCTGTGAGCGCGTTGGTTATGATGGTCGCTCATTTGAGGCTACTGGCTCACTAGTTACTAAGGCATATATCTCTGATTCCCGTGATTGGGAGCGCAAATACGAAAACGGCACACGCTTTAATGTTGCTGTTGAATTGTATTGGCCTGATGATCGAAAAATGATTATCGTAATTGAGCAAGGCGTAGCAACTGAGCATGACATGGCAACAGAAGCCAACGCAATCGCATCTAATACGATGAGCTATGCAGCGGAAGAAAGCTTAACTAGCGGTAAGACTATTACTGTTTACGCTAACTTCTAAATTAGAAAGTCCCTTTAATTAGGGGCTTTCACTCCAAATGATATAAAACCGCACTTAACTAAGTAATTAATAAGCTCTTTAAGCCTATCCACTTTTAAAAACGAATCCTTTTCATAAATACATGAGCTAAATGTATCCCTATTTCTTTCTATGCTGGCTATTTCACGCTCTACCTTTTTGATCATTGTTTTAATGTCTCGCAATCCATTTTTGTCGTTAGTTACTGATTTTGATGCATAAGATTTAAGCCACCTAATCTGCTCACTTATCTGCTGATCATAAACGCTATTCATTTGCTTTTCATCATGCTTTATTTTTAGCTGCCTTAATATTGACTGCTCATACATTGACGCGTGAATTGCGAAATTATGACTTCTGCTGTATAGGTAATTTTGAAGCTTCAACTTTTCAGTAAATGACATTCCACACATGTCAGAAATTAACTTTTTAAGAATATTTTCACCGTCTCTAGGCGTTAAGTTTTCAGTTTTTGATGTCGCATCTGAAATTGTACCGCCATTTAAAACCGATTTTATTATAGGTTTTGCACTTTCAAGAGTCTTTAGCTTTTGATATAGATTTTCGCTCATCTGAAACCCCTTATTTAATTACTAATTCTTACTATAACCTAGAAACTCGATTTAACTGCTCCGACCAGTTAGGCTATACTAAATAAAATTA